GAAGCCAAAGCAATTAAAAAGGCTTTAGATGACAAGTATTAAAGAATTAAAAGTTGTAAAAGAGTATTGCCTTAATGACTTCTTATTCTTTACCCGCTACTTTTTTAAACAGCGTTTCAACAAAAAATTTATAGTTAGCCAACACCATCAAACCATTTCAGATGCTTTGATGCGAGTCTATAACGGCGAAACTAAGCGGCTAATAATTAACATTGCACCAAGATACGGAAAGACAGAACTAGCAGTAAAAAACTTTATTGCCTTTTGCTTAGCTAACAATCCAAGCGCTAAATTTATTCACCTATCTTATGCCGATGATCTTGCTTTGGATAATTCAGAAGCTATAAGGGATTTAATCAAGTCCGAAGATTATCAACAGCTATTCAATTTAGAAATTAAGTCAAACACCGATTCCAAAAAGAAATGGCAAACGACAAAAGACGGCGGTGTTTATGCGACAAGCGCGGGCGGTCAAGTTACTGGCTTTGGTGCGGGTAGTATTGAGCCAAGCGGAAAGTTTGACGGCGCAATTATCATTGATGACCCGATAAAACCCGATGACGCGGATAGCGACCGAATAAGGACTTATGTAAACAATAAGTTCGATTCAACCATAAAAAACAGGGTTAACAGCCGAGATACTCCAATTATCATTATAATGCAAAGGTTACATGAACAAGACCTTTGCGGTTATGTATTAGCCGAAGATGACCGAGAATGGGAAGTTGTAAAGATGCCTTGTATTTATGACGAAGGTGGCGAAGAAAAAGCGCTATGGCCTGAAAAGCACACCTTACAAGAGCTTAACAACTTACGCAAATCAAACGAGATTGTATTTGATAGGCAGTATATGCAAAACCCTAAACCATTAAAGGGGTTAATGTATTCTAACCTTCAAGTATTCAAAGATCCACCACAAGGCGAAGTAGTGATGTATTGCGACACAGCCGACACGGGGGCGGATTACTTATGTGCAGTAGTAGCTATTCTAAGCAATAACTCGCTTTACATAACCGACGTAGTGTACACCCAAGAGCCACAAGAAATCACCGAAAACCTAGTAGCGCAACTAATCTATCGTAACAAGGTGAACCGCGCCATAATAGAGAGTAACAACGGCGGACGGAGCTTCGCACGGACTATTCAGCGCATTCTGAAAGACGTGAACTACAACAGAACGCAAATCACTACCTTTCACCAATCGCAAAACAAGAACACGCGAATATTATCCAATTCAAGTACCATCGTTTTAAATGTTTATTTTTGTGACAATCTTAACAACAAGTTTATGTTAGATATGCGTACTTATTCGCGCGAAGGCAAGAATGCTCACGACGATGCGTGCTTTGTTGCGGGTACGCAAATAGCAACTCTAACGGGTTATAAGAACATTGAGAATATAAAGGTTGGTGACTATGTAATTACTCCTTTTGGTTATGGTAGGGTTACAGCATCAGCTTTGACGGGTGTAAAACAAGTTATAAATAGGGCGGGGCTAACTGCAACAAAAAACCATAAAGTATTTTCAAATAAACGGTTTGACGAACTTTGCGGTATTGACGAAAATAGCGTATCTTTATTGAAATTTAAAGACCTATTCGAGTGGAAGTACAAAAGACTATTAGATTTAACGGACGGTTATATTCGCTTATGGGGACGGGTAGATATTACCTTAGTCAGTCAAAGACAAATGAAGGCCGAAAAGGTGCGAAAGGACTTCATGTTGCGATTTGGGAGCATGGTTCAGGGAAAAGAGTACCTAAAGGCTATTGTGTTCACCATAAAGACCATGACACTTTTAATAACGACTTTAGCAACCTTGAGTGTGTTCCGATTAGGGAACATCTTTCGTATCATGCAAAAAAGAATTTTGAAAGTAGTGAATATCGAAAAAGAAACAAAGAAAATCTTGACAAAGCAAGAGTTAAAGCAACAGAATGGCATAGAAGCGAAGCGGGGCGAAAGTGGCACTCTGAACACGCTAAAAGTATTGTTAAAGAAGAAAAAGACATTACTTGCATTCAATGTTCAAAAGATTTTAAATCAGTTCAATCTAACACCAAGTTTTGCAGCGATAAGTGCGGAGAGCGTTACAGGGCAAAACATAGAAGGATTGAATACAAAAAGATTTGCGAATATTGCAATAAAGAATTTACATCAACAAAAACCAAACCTAGTAAACCCGAAAGGAGATACTGCACACAATCATGCGCAAATAGAGCAAGAGCAAAAGGTGTATAACATTACAGTTGAAAAACATGGATGTTATTATGCTAATAATGTGTTGGTTTCCAATTGCGATGCAGTAACAGGCTTAGCAGAACACTTTATAAAAGACGACGATGGATTTTATTTCTAAATTAAGGCAAAAGGCCGCGAGTATAATTAGCCCAAGTATTAACCAAATGATGCAAAAGGCTATCTTTCAATGGTTAGGTAGTGACGTTGGTATCGTTTACCCCGATAACCAAACGAGCTACATAGACAACGGCTACAATAAAAACCTATTTGTTTATATGTGCGTTAATTACATTACGCGCAATGCTTCATCTATTCCGTGGGTGCTGAAAAAGGAGCTAAAAGATGGTAGCTATCAAACAATAACAGAACACCCGCTTTATGACGTAATAGCAAGACCTAACGGGCTTTACTCGTGGCCAGAATATAAACAGCAATCACTAGGCTATTTGTTGCTAACGGGTAACGCAATGAGCTATACGGTTAAGACTGGTTTAGATGGTAAGAAGGTAAAAGAAGTGTATTATTTACCAAGCGATTACATAGAAATTACAGCTTCAGGAACTTGGACTAATCCTATTAAAAACTATTCTTTTAGTCTTTACAATGGCTTAGACTTTAACAGCGAAGAAGTATTGCACACCAAACTACCTAATTATAATTGGGCCAATGGAGAGAGTTTATACGGTCAAAGCCCACTAAAGGCGGGGCTTAGCACCTTAGAGAAATCTAACGCTACAATTACAGCAATGAAATCGCAAGCGGCTAATCAAGGGGCTAAAGGATTATTGATGTTTGACAGTGCAAACGGAACTAGCACAATCACAGAGCCACAAATGCGATCCTTTGAAAACTCAGTAAAGCAGAAAATAAACAATAATGATAAGGTAGGTACTATTCAAGCTACTTCTAAGATGTTTAAGTATCAACAATTAGGAGCAGCATCAAAAGACCTTCAATTGATAGAGAGCCACAATGTAAGCCGTCAAGATATTTGCGCTTTATTCGGCCTTGATTCGATGCTATTCAATGACCACCAAGCGAGCAGCTACAACAACATGAGCGAAGCCAAAAAGAGCGCCTATGTTGACTCAATTATTCCTTACGATGCTATGCTCATGTCGGATTGGAATAATACAATAGTTAGGGCCTATGATGAGAACCTAGCCTTCCATCAAGATACTTCCAACATTGACGTATTACAAGCTGACAAGGCAAAGCAAGCCGATTGGCTAAGTAAAGCCTATTGGATAAAAACCCAAAGAAAGCAAGAGATAATGGGAGAGAAAGCAGACGAAAGTTTGCCTGCTTATTTGTTACCAACCAACCTAGTTCCAAGCGACGAAATAGAGATTAACAACGCTTTTAATGATTACGAAGGCCAAGTTTAGCGGCAGACAATATAACCAACAAATGAAGAGCGATGAAGAGATTTGGCGCTCTAAAATGTCGGGCTATTTCTCGAGAACTAAAAACAAGATATTAAAGGCAAATGAGAAATACGACCCGACGGAACTAATATACCAACTACCCGAACTAATACCAGTTGAGCCTATCTATGACATCTACGACAAGCTGTACAAGCAGTTAGGCTATAAGTACTACCGTACAACAAGAAAGGAGCTACTAAGGGCCGAAAACAAAGCGTTTGAAAACAAGGGCGAATGGGAACAAGCTATCCAACTTTATATTGATACCGAAGTAGCTACCCGAATAACGGGTGTTGTAGATGTTAGCCGAGAAGTAACCGAGAAGGCTATTCGTGCAGCGGTGCAAGAAGGGTTAGAGAATGGCTACGGTATAGAGAAAACAAAGCGGTTAATAAACAAAACAGTAGACGCTAAATGGTTAGCCATGCGACGGAATAGAGCGCGTACAATAGCGCGAACCGAAACGATAACGAGCCTTAACCACGCGAGTTACGAAGGGGCGCTAAGTACTGGGTTAGAAGTAACGAAAGCATGGCTACCTTATAGGGATAGCAGAACGAGAGAAGACCACGCTGCGATGGATAGCAATGATTACATTCCTATTGATGCAGACTTTATTGTTGGCGGTCAACTTATGCAACATCCGGGAGATCCGCGTGGAAGTGCGGCAAATACGATTAATTGTAGGTGTGGATTAGTTTATAAAACGCCTGATTTCATCTAAGAATACCTTTAGTTCGTCGAAAATATTTCGTTTGTATTTGAATTAAGGTGACTTTTGGAGAAATGATAACGCATAAAGCTAATAATCCTAGTTAAAATAGTATGAAAACATTTGCCCTAATAGGTGCGGCGGCCTACATTGCAGAACGCCACATTAAAGCGATTAAAGACAATGGCGGCGACTTGATTGAGATAGTTGACGTTTGCGATATTGTTGGCGTAATAGACCGATACTTTCCAAACTGTAAGTATTCAACTAAACTCACCACTAAGCCCGATTATGTAAGCATTTGCACACCTAACTATTTGCATTATGACCATATTAAGCAAGCCGTTGAGCTTGGCTGCAATGTAATTTGTGAAAAGCCAGTAGTATTAAAATCGCATCAAATAGATGAGTTAGAAGCCTTAGCAGATTTAAAAGGAATTAGTATTAACTGTATATTACAGCTACGACTTAGCCCCGCTGTTGAGAAGATAAAGCGTAAGATTAAGCCCGATTTAAACACGGTTGAGTTAACCTATTTTACACCGCGCGGAGATTGGTTTAATAAGTCGTGGAAAGGCGACAAAGAGAAAAGCGGGGGGCTATTGTTTAACATAGGTATTCATTTTTTTGACTTGTTAATTCATTTGTTTGGAGATGTTGATGACTTTGGCGGTATTAGGTGGAGCGCTGACATAACAACGGAAGGCGTATTGAAAATGAGAACCGCTTTAGTTCGCTATGCATTAAGCACATCTTTTGAATTAGCCAAAGAGCCTACTAGAATAATGAAAATAAACGGCATTGATATAGACCTAACCAAAGGGTTTGACAATGGACATACGCTAAGCTATGAGAAGATTTTAAAGGGTGAAGGCTTCGCCATACACGAAGCAAAAGCAAGCATTGAACTAATTGAAAACATAAGCAAATGAACACCATCCATCCAACCGCTATAATTTACGACGGCGTAACATTAGGC